GTTCTTGGAACATACGAGCAAACTGTGCTTGTGCTGCCTTGATCTGTGTATCAAATCCAGCCTGTAGTGCTTGTACACCACGACCTGTAACAACGGATGCGTCAATGTTTCCTGAACGAGACTCTGGATAACGAGCACCCATACGAAGTTCACGCTCTAGCACACCGGACTCTGTGAAGACTCCAGGTGGTAGTTCTAGTGGTACACGACGGATGCCTTGCGGATTGGCAGAACGCATAATCGCATCTGGTCCGAGTGCAAGTTCTTGTACATCTTGTGGAATAGCAATAGGTGCTTGAATAGATTTCTCAGCGGCTTGGATCTGCAAGATAGCAAAGCGAGCACGAGCGAGTTGTACAGATAGCACGTCATCAAACTGACCGCGTGCTTCTCCATCAAGAGATGAACGCATAATGACAGATGCCATTGCTTTACCTAATACGTTAGGTGTTTGAGATAGAACTAGGTTCTTACGCTCTGGTAGGTAGAGCAGATCCTGATCTTTATCGTGGTATTTAACCATAGAGATGTACGGTGAAGACAACTGGTATTGATTGCGACCTAGGATCTGATCGTAAAACTCTGGGTACTGTGATGCAAGTGACTCAGCATCGGTAACAATAACCTGTGTGATAGATAGAACTCGACCATAGCGGTCTAGCTCTGGGTATGTACCAAATGGGTTAAGCATACGGATACGAGGATTGTTGTCATCGTAATCCATCTCAACCATACCAACACCTAGACCATAGGTGTTATACCAGTCGGCTGCGGTGTACATTTGGAGTTGTAAGTCAGAGTTAGTTACATAAAAATTAACAATACGGGTACGAGTATCTGCGGCTTTACGGGCAGAATCGGAAACCATATTAGTTGCTGAGCAGTTAAAGGATGGCAGTGGTGCCATTGCTTCTGCTAGGTCACGTGCTGCTACGTCAATGAAGTTGGCGACTAGAGGCTTTGGATAGTCCTCTGAGAACATAGATGGAAATACCTTTGAGATATCTCCTTGACGCACCGAAAGCACATCGCGCATACGTTGGTCACGCGCTGATGAGCGCGTACGTAGCCGCGATAGTTTCGCGTCAACTTCTTTGACTGATAACAATGTGGGGTCCTTACTTCTTTTTAGGTGCAGACTTCTTTGCCGCGCCTATACCTATTGCTGCTCCGGCTGCGCCGCCGCCTACAACGCCAGCGGCGATTGCCGCTCTTTCTTTTGCTTTATCTTTTGCAACCGATTTTGCAATAACTTTTTTAGCAACTGCTGTTTTAATATTTTTGGCTGATAGATCTGCGTTTCTAGGAAGCTTAACCGAAACGCCTCTTGATGGATCAGTTACTTTTACTTTACCAGTTGCAGTTTTTTTGACTGTATAAGTTTTGGTTTTTGTTTTAACTTTTGTAGGGATTGCTTTCTTAGCCGCCGTTGTTGCAACCTTCTTTGCTGCAAGTCGGGCAGCAATAGCTGCTGCGGCTCCTACAAGTGGTGCTGGCATACTACTTAGCCTTCTTCTTTGTTGCTGCTTTTGTAGCAGCATTAAACTTTGCTGTCTTTGCGGTTGGCTTAATTACACGCTTTTTAGCTGTAGCATTTCCAACAGCGGCTGCTGCACGTTTTGCTGCCGCTTTCTTTATCTCGCGTTTTTCAATTCCAACAGCACGAGCTTCTGTTTTGCTACGGTCAATCTGCATACGAGATTGCAATGTTTTTGCAGCTTTACGCTCTTCAGCCATAGAGAGCCTTACCTTTGCCGCCTTAGCGTTGCGACTTACTGTTTCATTAGCAGCAATGCCTGTTTCAATTTTAGTTGCTTTGTTTCGAGCTTTGCGTACTTTTTCGTTTAACGGACCATCACTAAATATTCCCATAGTTATCTCCTAGATGATTCTCATTTTGTTTTGTTCTGCGAACGCTTCTTCTAAGTTGATAACTGTTCGCTTGCCTATCTCGTGCCGAGATAGGAATGGGTTTTTCATATGGTGGGTGGCATACTGTCCGAAGTTGAGCATCTCACGTGCTCGGATCTCACAGAACCAAAGAGCCATAACCATATCTGTCTTACCCTTAGTCGTTGGAGTCCAGGTAATTAACTGCTCAATCAAAGCCTTGATGTTCTCAGTCTGATCGCTTGGCAGGTGTATCAGATTATCTCGATGGTGCTTACCATCAAACTGCTTAGTACCGAAAAGGGTAGACATAGAGGCCACACCGAAGCCGGCATCCCATTTGTTAGAACCGGTATGGTGTTCCTTGAACTGCACTCCGCGAGATGCTAAGTGCATACGGATACCTTCATCCTGTGTTAAGAAGGATTGGAAGGCGTTCTTTTCGACGATCCACTCTGAGGGAGAGTAGAGCGATGTCCAATCAAAAATAAGATTACGGATATCGGCTGGAGACGGACGGCTAATTTTAATAGCATCTACTATGTACCTCTTGCTAGTTGATCGGTCAACGGCGTAGCAGATAGCTGCAGTATCACCGATCATTGCAGGGTCAAGGCCACAGATATAAGTAAAGCCGTTTAAGTCTTTAGGATGACCGGGCCAGCCTGCAACTAAGTTGCCTGCTTTACGCATACCGTCAATAGATCCCTTTACACATACAGGATCAAAGGCGGCGTTTTCGGAAACATCTTGTTGTTGATATACCAAAGCCCAGGTACTTGCATCCATTGCTTGGCGTTCGTTATAAAGGTTACGTCCAGACCAGCGAGGATATAGGCCGTCATCGTTCTTGTCGGATTCTGCTTGTCCATCAAAGGGGGCATCGGAGGCAGGCCAAAGAGTCTCCCACTTGTCAGGATCTTCATCAACTGTAAGAAGGGCCGGCATTGCTAAATACTTCCAAGGAACTAGGCCGCCAGGGTAGCGGTCCTCAGATCTGAGTTCGCGGTATAGGTCTACGGAGGCTACACGAGTTCCGATAATGATAAGTTTGCCGGTAGGGTTCAAACGCGATCTAACGTCCTGGGTTAACCAGCGGATCTGCTTTTCAAACTCGTTAGCGTTCTTTAAGGTCACAGCGTCATCTACAATAATCATATCTGCACGCTTACCGTAGATCTGACCGCCGATACCGACAGCCTCGATGTTTGGGTCCTTTTCAGATGACTCGCGGAGTTCATCACCGAAGGTAACGCGGGTAGCCTGCCAAGAGGCAGACTTAGAGTTAAACCCTACGCCAGCAGCATAAGCGCTTTGCAGATCTGCATACATTGGATGTGTGAGTCTTTGCTTGATGGCGTAGAGAAAGTCGGCAGCTAGTTGCTGCGTCTGGGAAACAATCAGAACACGGAAGTTCGGATTACGTGCTACCTGCCACGTCACGTAGTCTACGGTGACCGTAATGGACTTTGCGTGGTTTGGCGGAATATTTATAAGTACGCGGTTGGCGGCAAGGCCCGGTTCAAATTTCATACTGGGGTGCAGCCACGAAGGTTCACGACCTTCGATTACATCTATCAGATTCTTTTGATGGGCAAAAGTCTGGGAGTGTAGGAACTTCTCGCGGAAGGTCACGAAGTCAATATCGTGAACGTCGCCGCCCTGAAACTGCTTGTCCTTTAGACCAAGGCGGGTTCGGTCTACCTTGTCTGCAAAGATCTTATCGGTGCGGCGGTAATACTCGTAAGTCTTAATGGACTTACCGGCGGAGGCAGTAGCTGCCTCAACCGTCATTCCTTCTGCGACAGCGCCGAGAATGATTCTCTTGGCGATGTCTGCTGAATTATCAGCCATCTATTCCTCCTACAGATTAAGCCCGAAATATATATCGGGCTGAGGGGAATTGGCGGATCTAATATTTAGATAGAACTATCCCGACTAAAAGGCACCGCCAGTGTCGGGCTTAGCGCCCGAAGGAGCCACAGCGAACTGAGGGGTAAGTCAGTACTCGGCCTAGGGGCCTCGTAAGAGGCAACCGCAACGGGTCGCAAAGGTCTTCCCCGCTTTGCTCCCCTACTGTATATAAGGCAGGAAATTTAACGCATTTCCCGCTTTGTACCCTGTGATGTTAATCACACTGGTATAACCCCTGCTCAGACGGCATATGGTACCGGATCTCACACGGTTCACTTTAGCAAATATTTTTTGTTAGGGAGTACAGGGACCCACGGCGCAGAATTAAGCAATACGGGGTGCCTCTGTCTAGGTCTGACGGTACTGTACAGGGTTAGACACTGCGGGCGGTATTGTCTAGGGTGTTGTTGGTAAGTTTGCAGGGGCGGGCTACCGCTACGGCTAGCCCTAACCGCTAAGCGTCACCGTATTAAGTAACCGCCTAACCGCGTCGCACCCCGTAACCGCTAGCCGATAGACGCACCGCGCCCCGTCGCTATCGGATAACCGCGCCCCTAATCCGCGCCCCGATAAGTCAAGCCGCCGCCGATCTTGCCCCGCCCCGCTTGACTCCCACCGGTCAAACCCCGTTCAGAATTCGCAATATCTCTAAAAAATAGTTGCAGAATGTACTTGCGCTATAGGGCATAGTGCGCCTAAACTGAACCCCAACGGCGCACCCGCGCCCAATACCGATAAGAAATGAGAGTGATCTAATGAATAAATACACCGTAACGTTCCAGATAAATAAGTATGAAGAGAGCACCCCCGCAATAGTAGAGAGTGAATTAAAAGATCTACTTAATAGCGCGGTATTACCTGCACTTAATAGCGAACTAGTGCCGCTAACTTTCACCGTAAGAAAGGCGCGTTCGTAATGGCTAAATGGGAGATCAACATAACCCGCACACAAGAGATGTCGCTAATAGTTGAGGCAGACACTTATGAAGAGGCGCTCGCAATTTACGAGACTGGCGAACATCTAGACGACTATGAAGTCGGAAACGGTGGAGAAGTTCGCTTAGATGCGATAGTAGAGGTAAAAGAATGAGTAAAATATCTATTGAGTTTGAGTCCGACGGTAATGCCGCTTGCTTCTTTAACAGCATCATCGCGGACTATTACTATTCAGTAAAGAATAGTGAGGATAAAGAATTAGCCGATCAGTACGCATCACTTAAAACTACAGTAATCGGAGATCCCGCGCTGAATTGTGAGTGCGGCTACCAACACTAGACCGAAACGCCGCGAGGCGTCTAGCCGTAGATCGGCTACTGATGAGGTCAGAAATTACCGATGAAAGAGAGTGAATAAATGCTAATTAAAGTAAACGCTCAGAATGATACGAACGGAAATCCGCGCCGTGGTTGGATCCATTTAAGCGCTGACGGGCGGTTCCTCGGATTTTATCCCGAGGGATACGACGACGGCGGGGAAGTGATGCGGGAGTTACGCAAGACCGAGAGTGAGGCTTATCCGTCTCTAAATATCACCCCGAAAGAGTATAAGCGCCTTAAAGGGTTGGTAGCGTAAATGCGCCTTAATCGGCGGGGGCGGCGCGTTCGCGCCGCTCTAATAGCCGCGCTAGTGATCGTTATCGTGTACGCGCTGACCGCGCTCGTATGGTGGACGGGTGAGGGCGGCTACTGTTTCGGCACAATGGCGGGATGTATCGGTATCTAATCGCGTACTATCGCGCACCGTTTAGGCGGTGCGCGGTGGTCTGCAATTAGCAGACCCCTAGCCCACCGGTCACCGGTGAGGGTGAGGGCGAGAGTGAGAGAGAGAGCAAGAGCTAATGGACACAATGGAAAGATCAACCGTAACCGATAGCGTCACCCTGCAACTAGGGGCGCTAAATGAACTACTAGCGGGCGCTAGTACCCACGCGGGCAAGGATAA